CACAGAAGAAAGCGATCCGATCGTCTACGACCAGTTGCCGCGATTGATCACAATCGCTCAGCGTCGTTGCGCTCGCGACCTGAAGATCCAAGGTTTCATCCGCGCAGTCCAACTCCCATTTCAGGTTGGAGTTGCTGTCTACCTCAAACCAGACCGCTGGCGTGACACGGTTTCAATGACCGTGGACAACGTGCCTATTTTTGCGCGATCTTATGACTATCTGCGCAACTATTGGCCTGACCAAGCCCAAACCGGCACGCCGCAGTTCTACGCTGATTATGACTTTCAGCATTGGCTTTTCGCGCCGACGCCGGACGCGGCTCAAACTCTTGAGATCCTTTATTACGAACAACCGGCGCTGATTGGCGACGATCTGCAAACCAACTGGTTGACTGAATATGCCCCAGACCTTTTGCTTTACGCATGTCTTTTGGAGGCAACGCCGTTCCTCAAGAAAGATGAGCGCATTCAGACTTGGCAAGCGATGTACGAGCGCACGGCGCAGGCGGTAAACAACGAAGATCTCAAGCGCATCCTCGATCGTTCCGCGACTAGGAGTGAAGCATAATGACGACGTACACCGACGTATTCGGCGGCGCTAATATCTATCCGAGCGAGATCAGTTACAGCTCGATAAATCTCACGATAGACGTCGTGCTCAATTGGCCAGAAGAAACTTCTGTCAACACCAATTTAGCCACCAGAATCATCGATGTGACCGCCGCCAGCGCAGGGTTGAGCATTTACCTGCCGGACGCAATGAGGTCGGGTGTTGGCAACACGATCCTGTTCAACAACGTCGGCGCTCAAACTTTCACCGTCAGGAACGCAGGCGGCACGCAATTGATGACGGTTGCCACCGGTGAATTGTGGCAGATCTACCTGACCGACAACACCACGGAAAACGGCGACTGGAACATTCTGCAATTCGGCGCCACCACCTCCACGGTCAATGCGTCCTCTCTGGCCGGCACAGGCATTGTAGCTGTCGGCACGCTTCTCAGCCAGTCGGTTCCTGTAACTCAGTTCAACTCCAATTACACGTCTGCGGTCAACGACCGCGCGAAGATGTTCAACTGGGTTGGTGCTGGCGGCGTTTTCACCTTGCCAGACCCGACTATTGTGGGTAATAACTGGTTCTGCTATTTGCGCAACAGCGGCTCCGGTGCTATCGTGGCAACGCCTCCAGGCATCATAACCATCAACGGTTCCGCCACTTTGAGCTTGCAACCCAGCGATTCTGCAATCATCGCTAGTGATGGCGTTTCTTTTTACACAATTGGTTTCGGTCGATCGGCTTTGTTTGCTTTCGATTACACCGTGATCAACATTGCCGGCACCGGCGCTTACACCTTGACTGGTTCGGAATTGAACCGTGTTTCTTACAGATTCAATGGCACGCTCACCGGAAACCGTTCTGTCATAGTTCCTGCCACAGTCCAACAATATTGGGTGGACAACCAAACAAGCGGCGCGTATACATTAACCATCAAGCCGCCCTCGACGGCTGGTGTGACCATTGCGCAAGGTCAGCGTGCGATTCTTTACTGCGACGGCACCAATGTTTTGAACGCTAGTACGGCTGGTGTGTCTTTGCCGCTGGCAGTCAACCAAGGCGGCACGGGCGCGACCACAGCCAGCGGCGCAAGAATCAATTTGGGTGGGACGTCCACAGGCATTGCGGTGTTCACGGCTGCCGACCAAGCCGCAGCTTATGCCGCTCTGGGCGTCGCTCCGGCGGGTGTAGTCGTTGGTGGTACATTCTGATGCCAGAATCCACCGCGATACTCCGATCGAATCCCGGCATTAAGCGGGACGGCACCAAGTATGAAGGCGACTTCTACGTGGATGGTCAGTGGGTGCGCTTTCAACGTGGGTTGCCACGGAAGATCGGTGGCTACAGGTCTACGACCAAATACCTGACACAAATCAGCAAGGGCTTCAGCACCTTCACGCAACAGCTGTACATTTATTGTCACACAGGCGGCACGTCCACCCTAGAGCGGTTCACCTTAGATTATACCGGCAACAGCTCTGTGATATCTGACAGGACGCCGAGCACGTTGGTCGCCAGCAGCAAAAACAAATGGATGTTCGATTACCAATACGACTCATCCAGCAACTTGAACTATGTGATTGCGCAAGTTGCCCCAAATGGCGATTACATTAGCAACTCTGAAGGCGGGCAAGTATTCTATGGCGAGGTGCTCGGAACTGCGCCGCTGACTGAAATCACGTTGCGGGCCAACACCAATGCCACAGGCGGCATTGTTGTGCTGCATCCGTACCTAATGTATTACGGCACCGACGGGACCATCACTTGGTCTGTTCCAGGCAACCCGACAGACTTCACAAGTTCTGGCTCTGGCGTTGCTCGCGTTTGGGGCCAAAAAATAGTCAAAGGATTGCCGCTGCGTGCAGGCTCTGGCACCGCACCGGCGGGCATCTTCTGGGCTTACGACGCTGTCATACGCGCTACTTTCACCGGCGGCGCGAATGTATTTCAGTTCGACACCATTGCGACAGACACGTCAATTTTGTCACCAGACAGCGTGGTCGATTACGACGGCGTTTTCTTCTGGGCCGGTGTGGACCGCTTCTTGATGTTCAACGGTGTGGTGCGTGAAGTCCCAAACCAGATGAACATCAACTATTTCTATGACGGTCTGAATTCAGATCAGAAAGAAAAAGTATTTGCATACAAAGTGCCGCGCTATGGTGAAATTTGGTGGTGTTATCCACGCGGCGACGCAATAGAATGCACTCATGCCGTAATCTACAATGTGCGCGAAAACACTTGGTATGACACAGAATTGCCCAATGGCGGTCGTTCTGCCGGTGCTTTTAACAATTCATTCGCCGCGCCGATCTTGACCGGTGTTGTTAGCTCTGGTTCTGGGTACAGAGTTTGGGTGCATGAGCAAGGCGTAGACCAGATCGACGGCCCTAACATCAACCCGATCATGAGTTACTTCGAGACCTCCGACCTTTCGCGGCTTGTGCAAGGCGTGGACGAAGCGATTAGAATCACGGCCATTGAGCCTGATTTCGTGCAGGTTGGCGAGATGACCGTGCAGATTACAGGCAGAGCGAACGCTCGTGCGCCGGAAATTACTAGCCGCATCTTCACGTTCCCGCAAACTGCGAACGAGCCTTATCAACAAATCGTAATGCTGAAAGAACAACGCCGCGAGTTGCGCGTCCGGTTCGAATCCAACGAAGTTTATGGGGATTACCAGATGGGTCAAATCATCGGCCACTTCGACAGCGGCGACAGGACGGTGCTTGGATAATGGGCATTCGAGTGACTCTTCCGACGGGAATGGATCTGCGCGATTGGGCAGACCAGATAGCGTTGGATTTGGATCCGTATGGTGCGTTTGGTCGTCTGATGGATGAAACGCGTTGGCAAGATTGGGCAATGCAGTTTGTCAACAACGCGTCTCTCAAAGAGAATATACCAATCCCGTACAACTTTGACGATTGGCGCGAATGGGCGCAGCGTTTTTGTCAGACCGTTGAATGAGATTCATAGGGTTCGATCGTGAAGATGAAGCGGAAGAATGGGCTAGGAAAAAGCTGCAAATTGACGCACCGCCGTCGTTGTTTCGCTGTCTGTCTGCGGTCGACGAAAAAAATAAGTTCATGTGCGTTGTCGTCATGACCAATTTCAGCGCTCGCAACATCGACCTCAACATCGTCATCAGCGACAAGAGAGCGCCGCGGCCAAAAGAAACTGTTTCGATGTTCAACGAGATCTTTGGTTACGTTTTTGACAAGTTGCGAGTTGTGCGCGTCACAGGCCTGTTGCGCGGCAAGAATGTTGAAGCAAAACGCATCAACGAGCATTTTGGGTTCAAACCGGAAGGCGTTGTCAGGAAAGCATTCGAAGATGGCGACGACCTTTGCATTTATGGATTTCTAGCAGAAGAATACCACAACCACAAGTGGTTTAGAGGGCGACATGGATAAAAACACCATCATGCGGATGGCAGAAACCGATCCGAAATTCGGTCAGATCATTGATGCGATCGAACAACAACTCGAACGCATGCCGATTGTCGCGGAGGATCTTGATGATGCTATCAAGATGCTTGAGTTCGTCCTCAACAACCCAGACAGGTACCAAGAAGTAGCTGAAGCCGCTGTCAGAGACGGCGTCATCGACGCACGACAACTGCCGCCGCAGTTCGATGCTGTGTTTATCATTTCGCTTCTGGTTGCGCTGTATGGTTTGCAAGATCGATTGGGACAACGCGGTTATGCTCGCGGCGGTCTGACTGTTGCTGCGCGTCGAGTCGCTGCTGCTGGCCGCGGCGGCGACAGCATGCTGGCCCATATCAATCCGCGTGAAGCCGCAATGCTGCAGGCCATGGGCGGTTCTGGAACAATCAACCCGCAAACAGGCTTGCGTGAATATAAAGGTCTGCTCGGCAAAATCATCGGTGCTGTTGCGCCCATCGCTTTGAGTTTCATCGCTCCTGGGATCGGAACCGCGATTGGTAGCGCATTGGGCGCTGGCACAACATTTGCGCCGATCGTTGGCGGTGCTGTCATGGGCGGGTTGACTTCGGCCGTCAGCGGCGGCAATCCGCTGGTCGGCGCTGTTACCGGAGGTTTGGGCGCTGGCCTTGGTGGACAATTGGGTTCAGCCGTCGCCCCTGGAGCCAGCGAAGGTGTGCAATCGGCTATTGGTAGCGGCTTGATTGGCGCAGGCACATCTGCGCTGCAAGGTAAGAATCCAATCACGGGCGCTCTGACCGGCGCGGCTTCTGGATATCTCGGCAGTTCTTTGAGCGGCTCTGGATTGCCGGAAGGCGTGGTCCGCGGTTTGCGGGGTGCTGGCAATGCTTTGACTGCCGGTGGAGATTTGAAACAATCCGCACTGAGCGGGTTGGCTTCTGGTTTGATGGGCGGCGGCACGCAAAAACCAGCACCGATCGAAGATCGTTCAATGCCAGCAGACGGCGTGTATCGCAACCCAGAATATTTCCCTAACGGTCAGTCGACCATCCAAAACAATCCGCAGACGACCAACATGGTGCAAGGGCCGGACGGCGTCATGCGCAATCCGGATTATTTCGGCAATGCAGCTCAAACGCCCGCGCAACAAGCCGTGCAAGAAACTTCGCAAGGGAAAAATGACTTGTTCGGCGGTTTGAACGCGAAAACACTCATCGGCGGCGCGCTCGCTTTGAATGCTCTCACTTCAGCGCCGCCAGATGTGCAAAAAGCAGTTCAAGGATTGACCCCTGAACAACAAGCCTATTTCAACCGCCCGTCCATCCGTTGGGATTGGAACAAGTTGCAGCAAGACGCGAATCAAACGAATTTGAGTTTGGACCAATATATGGCCCGTTATTGGCCGCAAATCACTTCCGGCCAATACAATATGCAAACGCCCAAAATGGCCGGCGGCGGCGCATTGAGCAATATCGCTCGTATGGCACGCGGCGCTGGATCTG